TGACTACCTCATTTGGATTCCTCCAGAACCCTCTTTCAAATTTAACGATAGAAACCTTAGTCTTATACTGATTAGGATATCTCATCCTAAAGAAACTATTACTCTCATCAAATCCTGCTTGCCCCTCTTCATCACCATCATATGTTGTGCTACCTCTGCTGAGTGGATCAATCCAGTTCAACCATTCCTCAAAGATACGAATAGTATTATATTCTTTATCAACATAGAAAGTCAAATCGAAGTCAGCATAGATTCTACGCATCGGAAATCTTTCAATAACTCCCTGACGACTACCAGATTCTTCTGCCATATCAAAAGATGATCCTGGTAAAGATGCATCAGAACATAAGAAGTCATATGTTTCTTCCGTAGATTTAGATTGATTAAACAATCCACACCTGGTGAGGTATCTATTCAAAGGACCAATACCACTCTGTCGAATAGAAGAACGTCCAAGATTTAATGTCACCATAAACTGGGAAGTCTGGGACAACCCACCAAAGGTTTCCTGAACATCATTTATCTTCTTGTATAGAATCTCAGGCGAATATGTTGCCATCTAAATACTTTGAAACTACTTATATACTATGTATGTCGTATAAGGGAAGGTATCTCCCGTCTTATCCAAAGAAATATAATGGGAATACGAAAAATATAGTCTATCGTTCCTTATGGGAACGAACTTTTATGAAGTATTGCGACCTTACCGAGTCAGTGAAGGAGTGGCAATCAGAAGAATTTTTCATTCCATATGTTTCACCTGTAGACAAAAGAATTCATCGATACTTCCCAGACTTCTTTATCAAGTATGTGGACAAGACCGGTAAGTTAAGACAGATGGTTGTTGAAATAAAACCAAAGAAGCAAGTAGCACAACCAAATATGAATCCCAAAAGGAGAACTAAGGCATGGCAGAACTCCATAGTAACTTGGGCAGTTAATCAAGCAAAGTGGAAAGCAGCACGAGAGTTCTGTGCTGACCGCAAGTTTGAATTCAAGATTATGACTGAAGACGATCTAGGAATCAAGTAATGCCAAGGAAGACTCTAAAGCAAAGACAACAATCTGCTGTAACAAGAGATACTATTGGTAGTAGAATCATGGCACGGGCAGGTAATGGTCAGGATCCTAATTGGTATGCTAATGAACTATTCACTGAACTACAAAATAATCGTGCTGAAGCAGTACCAGGTTCTCTATGTTTCTTCCAATACAATGCAAAAAGTCCTGATAGATATCCTTTCTATGATAGGAGACCCCTTGCTTACATCATTGAAATCACCGGCACCAGAGTCCTTGGTGCTAACTTACATTACTTAAATCCTGCACTCCGAGGACAACTTGCTGCTTCCTTGATAAATAAGAAACAAGTGGACTTTTCCGTAGGTTACTCCAAACTTATACACAGTTACATTCCTGGTAACATGGGTGATATGTATGCTATTCCAGTTGATGGAAACGAATACAATGATGTCGCAAAATTAGTGACTGAAAATTTTGTAGACAAGTCAGGAATTTTTGTTAGTCCAGAAACTGCATGGGATAGTATTTAAATGTCAGCAAGCACAGATGCACGAGTAGACGATAAAGAAAATAACCTAATTAATACTGGTGGTACGAGTAGTAACAATCAGGTATGGAGAGTTAATATCAACGGTAAAAGTACCTTTGTGCAAACTCGTTTACATAAAGATGGAAGCACATCTTACATTGCAAATGAGAGAACGGGAAATCCAGATATAGTTGGTACTGTTGTACGCCCATATGTATTGGCAACAGTAGACCCACAAGGAAATACAACATTTGGTGGTTCTGGTAAAACATCGAACACTGGACTTCTTAGTATTCGTAGTGCCGGTAATATAGAAGTAACCACACCAGAAACAGCAGCAGCAATTTTAGCAACCGGAACTATCAATGGTTCGGCATCTACACAAAAACAACAGTTATCATTAGGTTACCAAAAAGCAGTAAACTTATCCACACAAAGAATCAGTAACAACTTTTTATCACCAGGTTTCAACCAGGATGCTTTTATACCTAGACAAGCAGTAACTGGAGGTCCCCAACCATTACAAGTTGTACCATTTAATGCAGAGGAAGAAAGTGAGGTTGTACCTGGCGAAGTAGAACCAGGAAACAATGATCCAAATGCATCTAATGGTGCTGAGTCAATTGGTGCTCAATTTGCCGCTGCAGGTGACACATTACAAGACTTAGGTAAATTAGCCTTAGATAAATTAGGAGAGGGAAACAATTTTCTGAGGATAAGTGATGCAGATATAGCAAAATTTAACAAGTTATTTGAAGAAGGTGGTGGAGATAAAATTGAAGGTGCTAAGTATCCATTTGATGCTAATTATGGAGATATTCGTGGACAAGATTACGTTACCATTGACCAGTTCATATATCAACCACCAAGAAAAAATCAAATCTTTGGTACAGGAGGAATAAATCCACTTGAAAATTTAACTCAAGGTCAACAAAGGATTTCATCACTGAAGAAATTCATAGCACAGGTCAAGTTGCCTATGCCGAATAATATTACAGACTCCAATAATATCTCTTGGGGTGATGATGCAATGAATAATCTTTCTGCAACACTCACTTCTGCTGTTATGAGCAACCCAGTTGCTGGAATGATTGGTGGAGCCGTATCTGCTTTTGGTGGTGGTCCTGCAGGAATGCTTATTCCTCTCGCGGCAGCTGCTCTTGGTGGTCAAAATCCAGGTATCACAAATCCAGATGGATCGCAAGATGATAGTACTAATGGCAAATCCATAGCATTTGCTAAGATGATGCAGTCATCTGGTGGTGAGGCAGCAATGAAAACCCAATTTGGTTCTAGTATCTTAGGTGCGTTGGGTGTTAATGTTTCACCTGAGTCACTTCTCTCTAGAGGTTTCGGTGTTATTCCAAACAGTAACAATGAATTGCTATTCAATAAAGTGACGTTGAGAGACTTCCAATTCAGTTGGAGAATGAGTCCAAGAGATGAACAAGAAGCACTAGAAGTGAAGAGAATTATTCGTTTCTTCAAGCAAGGAATGGCAGCAAAAACAATGGCAAACCAAGCAGGTGAGAGAAGTTTATACCTAGGAGCACCAAACATCTTTAGACTTCAGTATCGCACTGCCGGTGGACGTATTATAGAGGGTGTAAATAGAATTAAACCTTGTGCTATTGTAGGCACAGCAGTCAACTATACACCAGATGGTCAATGGTCAGCATACGATGAAGGTCAACCAGTGAGTTGCACCATATCAATTCAAATGAAAGAACTCGAACCAGTATACGCATCTGATTATACTATGAATGTACTTGATATTAGAAGAAGTAATGATAGAACAACCGGGGGATTTGTTGGTCCATTAGCAAATCCTGACGAAGCATTCGACTCGGATATGCCTGTAGGTGACGGAGATCTTTATCCAATTAGACCCACGGAGGTAGGTTACTAATGTCTTATTTCAGAGAGTTACCAAATATATCTGCTGTCTCTTTACTACCAGGAAGAAAGAGAAGTGATGAAAGAGTTCTAGTCAAGAACATTTACAAGAGAGCAAAACTTAGAACTGATATTGATTTTGCAATTACTGCATTTGATTTCAGAATGATCAAGGAAGGAGATAGACCTGATACAATTGCTGCTGTAGTATACGACGATCCAGAATTAGACTGGGTGATCCTGACTACTAATAACATTATTAATATGAGAGATCAATGGCCATTAAGTAACAACGATCTTCATAGTTATATGGTAGAAAAGTATGGTTCTGAGACAGCACTTTTAGAACCTCATCATTATGAAACAAGAGAAATCAGAGATAGTTTTAATAGAACTGTTTTAGATAAAGGTCATGAGGTTGATGAAGATTATACTTTCACATACGTGACATTAAATGGTAGCACTGTAACCACAGATAAATCTACATATGATTCTATACAAGCAGATCCTGATTACGATGATGCTTATAAAAGAACTTGGATCTTATTAGCAGACAAAGCAGCAGGTCCAGTTAGCAACTTTAAATATGAAACACTACAGAATGATCGTAAGAGAATCATCCGTATCTTAAAACCAGAATTCGTTGGTGGTTTCGTTTCAGATATGAGAAACATTATGAAGTATGAAACTTCTTCTCAGTATATCAACAGAACCACCAAGGCAGCATATAACCCAAGAGAATCTGGGGTATAAAAAAACCCTCCTTTCGGAGGGTGGAAGGGTCAGGAGTTGACCAGTTTAGCAAAGTAGTTGAGGGAGTCATCTTCCTCTTCTGTATTGTTGTTCTGTGTGATATCAGGGTCATTGAATGACTTACTGCGACC